ACTCGGTTCGCGGGATAGGAAGTAGTGCGACAAAAGAACTCTACCCCAACCTGACAAATGCCGAATCAGGATCAACCAACGTCGTCACCGCTTTCAGTTCCAATGGCTATAGCTTGGGTACGGATGGCGCGTACGATCGCTTCAATGCAACTGGTCACACCTACGTCGATTGGCTCTGGAAAATGGGCGGCGCTGCTGTCACCAACACCAAAGGTTCGATCAGTTCGCAAGTCAGCGCGAACGTGCTGGCGGGGCAGAGTGTTGTTACTTACACAGGTAACAATGTGTCTGGCCACACCGTTGGGCACGGATTAAGTAGCTCCCCAAATTTGGTAATCATTAAGTCGCGGGGGAATACGGAACCTTGGCCTGTTTATCATGCTTCGGCTGGGTTCGGTAATCAGCTATTCCTTAATACAACCGCAGCACAAGTGGCACCTGCCAATGGTTATGTCGGGGTAGTAAGTTCTACTACCTTTTCCGTAAATGGGGCGGCGACGAACAGTAACGTCAATAGTCTGGGCGTGCAATATGTCGCCCTCTGCTTCCACTCCGTACCCGGCTATTCTAAGGTTGGCAGCTACACCGGCAACGGCTCGGCTGATGGGCCTTATGTGGAGTGTGGGTTCAAGCCGAAGTTCGTGTTGATTAAGCGTACTGACGGCGTAAACCAGTGGGAGATTTTTGACACTACTAGAGACACCTACAACCAGATGCAGAACATCATGATCCCAAGCTCATCTGCCGCAGAAACCAGTGGGTACTTTTTTGATGCTACAGCCGGCGGATTTAAGCCACGTGCTGGTGCTGGTTATGGATTCAACGATTCTGGTGCCGCCTACATTTTCTACGCCGTCGCAGACGTGGCAGGCAAGTTCGCCCTTGGGCGCTAAGGAGAAACAACAATGACAATCTGGATAGATCAAGCAACCAACCTCCGCGTGAATATCAACGCCCCGTACAAGGGCCGTTCCCGCCTCGATACTGCCGAGATTAGGGCAGAGCTTGGCGTGATTGAAATTCAGGCAGACGAGCCGCCGCAGGAAGCCAAGGACAACCCGGATTACTACACCCGTGGGGAAGATTGGGAAACCACGCAGCGCCCGTACATCACATACACCCGCAAGAGCGACGAGCAGATTGCACAGGTAATGGTGGCTAAAGCTAAGGTACAACGACAGGCAACTGTTGATGTAATTATTGTTACCACTGCATCAGGCAAGGCCTTTGACGGGGATGAAACAAGCCAAGGGCGCATGAGTCGGGCTATTAACGCACTTGATCCACTGGAAACCACAGTATGGATTCTGGCTGACAATACACCGACAATGGTAACCCGCGAGGAATTACGTGAAGCTCTGCGCCTTGCTGGTGCAGCACAAACTGCAGTCTGGGCTGCTCCCTATCAGTTATGAGAGACTTTCTCATTGGGTTAGACCAATCTCTAAACACACTGGTGAAATTATCAGATGGTTTTGGTAAACCTGATGAGATGTTTTCTGCTAGGGCTTGGAGATTACGAGAACAATATCCACTCCTATATAAGATTATAGACTTTCTGTTTTTCTGGGATAATAATCATTGTCAGGAGTGTTACTATATTGAGAGAAACAGGGAACAACTACCCATCGATTACCTAGAGGAATAGCTTATGCAAGACATTCAACATATCATAGATCAAGCTATAGAGAAACACAGCCAAGAAGAGGCAGCCAAGTACCAAGACTTAAAGGAAGATATAAAAGAATTAAAATCGGCTGTTACTGATCTACTGATTATGTGGAATCAGACTAAAGGCGTTCTCTCTTTTATTAAATGGGTGGTTGGTGCTTGTGCTTCTCTTGGTGCAGGATTTGTATTTTTAAGGGATCATTTACGATGAGCACTAGTGGAGTTTCAACTTATAATATTACTAGAGATGGCCTAATCGCTGGTGCTCTACGTTTGATAGGTGCTGTAGCACAAGGGGAGACTCCTACTGCTACACAAGTAACAGAGGCTGCTGAAGCCCTTAACCTAATGGTTAAAGCTTGGGAAGCTGATGGTATGCCCTTATGGGGTCTGACTGAATATGCCTTAACTCTTACGGCTAACGTAGGTGTTTATACAATTGGGTTAGGACAAACCATTAACATTCCCAAGCCTCTCCGTGTGATTCAGGCATGGAATACTACAGGTAATATTGATACCCCGATGCGGATTCTTACTAAACAAGAATACAATATCTTGGGTAATAAACAGTCGCCCGGTACTCCTATTCAATGTTATTATGATCCTAGATTAAGTTCAGGAGATTTACATCTCTTCCCAATTCCTGATACCACCGCAGCTTCTAACTACACGGTTACATTTATATACCAAAGACCATTTGAAGACTTCGTAGCTTCAACAGATAATCCCGACTTCCCGCAGGAATGGCTGGAGGCACTTAAATACGGTCTAGCCGTACGCCTTGCCCCTGAGTATGGTCTGCCTATCGAACAACGTCAAGCCCTCCGTGCAGAAGCTAAGGAGATCAAGGATGTTGCTTTGGGTATGGGAACTGAGGAAGGCAGTTTGTACTTCCAGAGAGATTTCCGAGCATGGTGAATGAACAAGGTTTTGATCCCTCACAACTGGACCAAGTTAATGATGTAGTACAACGGGCCGGATTTAGCGATAGGCGTAGGCGTAACCTAGCCATTCGCTCTGGTATGGAGAATCCCGGTGCCTTCCAAGAACAGAACTCTGGAATTATACAAGAAGCACAACAACCCTCTGAGTTTATGGGTGCTGGTCGTAAGCTAGCAGCCAATCAGAATGTGGATGCTGGTATTGCTTCTATCTTCAATGGCCCCCTTGCTAAACATGGTACAGAGTGGTACACCTATGGTGACACTGACTACTCTGGTGCTCAATTTGGTACAAAGGGATATACCACAAAAGACCTAGGACTGGGTAAGTATGATATCCTAGATAAAAGTAATAACTCCTTAGGTACTGGTTATGGTTCTGTATCTGATGCTATCTCTGCTTATGCTAATAATAATAGGCAAAATAGTATTAACGCTCTTGATCCTGAATGGAAGCCCTACTATAATGATTTCACCGGGGAATCTGAGTTTGATCCAAGGACTGCCCCTTTTATTAGTCCGCAGTATGGCAGTGCTCTGAGTGAGTGGGAAGCTTTAGGGCAATTAATAAATGGTTCACAAAATACCCTTGGTGGGTATTTTCCAAACACACTTAATACACCGGGGCATGAATCTGGCTATGGGGCACCCTACGCAGATATTCTTTCTGGACATGCTCATAATAAACAAGGGGATTTAATCTCAGGATTAAACACTCTATATGGTTCCACCCCTCTGCTTATGAATGACAAGCTACTAGGATACAAGATGGACCTAGGGCCGGGATCGGATGCTTCTCCATTCTCTGATTCTCATCTTATTAATAGTAAGCGTGAGAATATGAATAGCCAGCTTTGGCGACAACTTAAGGGTGAGGACGATTGGGCTAAGTTAGTAAGACCTTTGGGCACAGGTCAGGATGTGTTTGTGCCTAAGGAGAATGCCGAGAAACTTCCCGGCTGGACTAATGAGGATTCGTGGGATTACAAGAAAGCACCAGTTACTGGTAGCCTTACAGGTTTCATGAATAAAATTGGTCCTCTGCTTAAGATGACTCCATTGGCTCCCTTCTCTTACTTTTTTGATGCAACACAGGGTGCAGCTAATGGTAATATGGGTGGAAGTCTTGCATCCATCTTTGGTGGGATGCTCAATATGAGTGGTGCTGATATGGCTGGGATGGCTGGTGTCGATCAGATGCCTAGTGGTGGTTTCTCTGGTGCTGACTTAGCTGACTTCTCTAGCCCGTCTTCCTATCTCTCTAATACATTTGGGCAAGGGGCAGGTGCATTAACTTCAGCAGGGCTTGCTGCCCTATCCGCTGGTAAGGGTGTTAATCCACTGTATGCTGCGGCTGGTGCCGGTTTAGGTAATCTAGCTAGTGGCTCTCTACAAGGATTAATGAAAGACTCTGTTGGTGATGTTGCTTCTAAAATCTTTGGTGGTGGTGCTAGTAGGGGGATTCAATCACTCTTCAATCAGAACCAAGCTATCCATGGATCAGAGCAGGGTGCTCGTAGTGGCTCACTATCAGGCTTTATTAACAATAATTCACCCTCTGCTCAGAATACACAAGAACCTTCGCAAGAAGAGAAACAACAACTAGCCCTTGACTTACAGCGTAAGCTGATTCAACGACAACAACAGGGTATGTTTGGAGGTGCCTAATGGCAGCGTCTACAAAACAGAAACAACGAAGAGAGCAGAATGTTAGGCTACCATTAATTGGCTCACAAACTAATCGTAGTTCTAGCTCTGCCAAGGACCAACGATTTGTAAATATCTTTCCAGAAACTCGCAAGGTTGAGGCCATCGAGAGTACCCGGATTTTCCTTAATAAGAGGCCGGGTCTCACTACCTATAAAGACTTTGGTACTGGTGCTGGTAGAGGTTGTGCTTGGTTCAATAATAAGTTTTATGTAGTGGTTGGTAATCAACTTATAGAGGATGGCGTAACACCCACTGTAAAGGCTACCTTAACAGGTTCTACTGGCCCAGTGGGTATGGTGCTTGGTAACTCCTCTACCCTTGGGGACTATTTATTTGTGTGTGATGGTACGTCAGGGTGGGTAGTAGATAATACAGGTACTGCTACAATTATTGTCTCTGACTCAATACGATCTATAACTATTACTACTGCTGGTGTTGGTTATGCCGCTGCCCCACGTGTGTTTATAACAGGTGGTAGTGGTTCAGGTGCAACAGCTACAGCTACTATCTCTGGTGGTGCTATTAATGCTATCAGTGTTACAAATGCTGGTAGTGGGTATATAACTGAGCCTACTATATCTTTTTCAGTAGTTGTAACTGCTACCAATGCAACAGAACGCTTTAATGCTACTGCTCATGGCTTTGTTGATACTGATCGTGTATCTTTTACATCTACAGGGACATTACCAACAGGTATTACAGCAGGTACTCAGTATTATGTAGTTAATAAGACAGCTAATGACTTTCAGGTTAGCCTGACCTCTGGTGGTGCTGCTGTTACATTCACTACAGACGGTACTGCAACTATTTCTGCACATACTGGTGCGCCAACAACTGTAGCAACGGCAACAGCATCACTTAACGCTTTTCCGAGTCCACATGTACCCACACCCACGTTCATTGACGGATATATTATCCTACCACAAAGAAGCGATGTATATAACTGTGTGCTTGATGAACCACAGCATTGGGATTCTAGCAACTACCTTACTGCTGAGATGTTCCCCGATGCAGTGGTCGGATTGGGTAGACAGAACAACCAAGTCATAGTTTTTGGTGAAAATTCAACAGAATTTTTCTATGATGCTGCTAACGTAAACGGCTCACCATTAACACGCAATGACTCTACAACGATTCAAATGGGTTGCGCTGCACCCTACGCTGTCTACCAGAATGAAAAATCATTTATTTTCGTAGCACAATCCGAGTCTGGTGGTAGGGCAGTATGGCAAGTAGAGGGTTTTCAACCTAAACGAATTAGTGATGAATTCATTGACAGGATGATTGATGCTGAGGTAGATATGACGGATTGCCGTGGGTTTGGTTTCCGCACGATGGGTCACCTCTTCTTCCTGCTTAATCTACCTACCTCTAATCGTACCCTTGTCTATGACGTAGATGAAAAACTCTGGCATGAGTGGTCCAGCAATAATGCAGGTAATCATGCTGTCTTTGCCTGTGACTACCTCTGTGATAACCATGGTGGTGCTGCTTATATGTTACACAACTCCAACGGTACTCTGTATAAACTTGATCCAACTGCTTATCAGGATGATGGTACAAGTATCCTAGTAGAGCTACAAACTAACAAGTATGACATGGATACCTATAAACGTAAATTCTTGTCTAACTTTAAGATAGTAGGTGACAGGTATGAAGCAGGAAATTCTGTGGATGTTAAATGGACAGATGATGATTATGTAACATGGTCTAATACAAAGACTGTTAATTTGACAGACGACTTTCCCAACTTTGCTAGAGGTGGTGCATTTAGACGTAGGGCTTTCAATATCAGAAACGCCCTTAACTATCAACTACGCTTGGAATCATTTGAGGTTACTTATTATGAAGGGGATCATTAATGGCCTCTGGACTTCCACCACCCCCAGTTAATGATAAGCCGGGGAGCTTTACTTGGTTAGAGTGGTATCGCCAACTGCGTAACTATGTCTCTACATCAGGTTCAGTTCCTTGGTATATCATTAACTTCTCAGGGTCGAACATTACAGATATTGCCTCCCGCGCACATGCTAATTTGCAGAACCTACAAGGGGGCACTACTGGTGAGATGTATCACCTCACTGATGCTGAATATACTGCTTTACCGACTAACGGTACATGGACTCCTACCTTTACTAACCTAACAGTTGTTAATGGTACAGGCGGGGCTACATATGCCGGTAGGTATACACAGATAGGTAGTATCGTTTATTACACGATTACTATTACTTGCACTGGAACAGCAACAACAGCAAGCACAGCAGGGACAACTTATTGTACTCTACCTGTTGCAGCTACATATAATGATACATGCGCTACAGCAAACAGTACAACCAATGTTGGTATAGGTACTGGTGTCTTAGATGCAACAAACGATAGGTGCTATCCAAATACATGGGTAGCCACGGGTAATACAATAACAATTTCAGGAAAGTACGAGGTTTGATATGGGTTGGGACGATAACAACTATGACTACATGAGTGAGGATTCAAGTAGTGGTTACACATCAGATGAAGGCATGGACTTTGGTCCAAATCAAGATCAAGGAGTTAATTGGGACTTTGGTCAGACACCGGATACATCTTGGAATCAATGGCAGGATCAAATGCAAAACCCCGATATGTATCAACCTTGGCAACAAGAACAACTACCGGGATATGATGCAGGTAATCAGAACTTCCTAGGTGGCGCTGCAGCTACTAATTTAACACAGCAACAACCCGGTGCCGGAACACAAGACTTCCTAGGTAGGCTGTTCTCTAATCCATCTCTGATGGCTAAGGGTATTGGTGCTTTGTTTGAAGGTAGTCAGAACAAGAAGCGTCAGGGTGATCTTAATAGTATTGCACAACGCGCTGGCTTTGATCCATTCGGTTCTCAGCGTCCTGTTTATCAGCAAGCGCTGCAAAGTACAATGAATGATCCGTATAACCAACCAATGGTTAAGGCTCAGATTGATAATGTACAACGCATGCAGAACATTAAGGATGCGGCTGCCGGTCGCCGTAGTAATCAGCTATCCTCTGCTCCGGGTGTGATGGCCCAACAGGCTGCTATCGCTCAGAATTATTTCAATAGTCTGCAAGGACCTGCTGGTGCTAACATCAGTCCAAACTCCAGTGGCCTAGCCTCTATCCTGAATCAAGCCTCACAAGCAGGGACTAATGGGTATATTTCACCTCTCCTATCAGTTCTAGGTAATACTACTCGTGGTGCAGAGACAAGTGACAGTAAGCAAGCAGCAATTGATGCTATTATGAAACTATACGGAAAGGCTTAAAATGAATCCAATCTCAACTGGGTATAAGCCTGAGTATGGATTGGGTGCAGTCTATCAGGGTATTAATGCTGCTGATTCAGAAGCACTTAATCAAGAAGAGATTATTAAGGCCTACCTAGCTAATCAACGTGAACAACAAATGCAACCACTGGATGTACAAACCAAACAGTGGGATGCAGCCTCTGCTCAGGACAAGTTAAACAATCCACAATATCGCAAGATGGCCTTGGATGGCTTTATTGGGCAGATGCAATCACAGGCTGCTGCTGGTGAGACTGCCCAATTGCTTGCACCCTTTAAGCGCCAGACAGAGCAAGCTCAGTTAGGCTATGATAAGGGTAAGCTGGATGTTCTGCGCACAATTCAGGATATTGATAGCAAGCTTCGCTCTGGTGGTGGTACTGATGAGCAAGGTAATGTGGTTCCCTTCTCCCCACAAGATAGGGCAACTATGGAGCAACTACGCCAGAGATATATTGCTGATCTTGGTTCTACCCCTGAGTTTTGGCAGAAAGATAAACTACAGACAGATCGCAATGAGTCTAACGAATACATTGCACAAATTAAAGCACAGGCTGCACAGAAACAATTACAAGAGCCTAAGTATAAAGAACAACTAGCACAGGCTATTCAAATCCTTGCTGATCCTAACAAGGATGCTGAAGCTAAACAACGTGCACAAAAGTTTATTGAGTATGATGCATATCTCAAACAGGTAGCTAATCCACGTAGTTTCACACCCACTATAGATATGCAAGGTATGGGCGTTCCTATGAACCCTGCACCTGTTAATGCTGCACCTGCTCAAATGCCTACACCTAATGGTGCTCAACCTGCAGCACCTAAAGGTAATACAACAATCAAATATGACAATAAAGGGAATCGGATTCCATGAGTAAATTTGCAGAACTCCCAGATGGGACTAAACTAGAATTTCCTGACGACACTCAGGATGACATTATTGATGGCGTAGTAAAGAAACATCTAGGGATTTCTGCTAAACCTACGAGTCTGGCAGACCAGATTCCCGGTCTTTTACCAGAGGGGGCACCGGCACCGGCACCAGATATGTCTTGGAAGCATTTGGTTGCCCCACTCGAAGCTGGCCTATCTGTTGGTACTGGCCTTATTGGTGGTTCTATTGGTACTGCTGTAGGCTCTGCTCAGGACGTTATGGACGGTACATTCAATACTAAAGGTCCGGGGCCAAAGGCACAGCAATATGCAGAAGCCCTCACCTATGAACCAAGACTAGATGAAAGTAAGCCCCTAACTGAGAAAGCTAATAAGTTCTTAATGGAAGCGGCTGGTCCTCTTGCATCTGTTATGCCGCAGCTTGAAGCTGGTGGTGTTTTCCGTGGGATGAAGAAGGACTTTAACAGGGGTAAAGCTAGGGTAGCAGAAGAAGCTCAACTCCTTGAAGCTATCAAGAAACAACAGGAACAGAAGGCTGCTACAACCCCTGTAGAACCTACTGGTGAGCTTATTGGCGCACAATATGGTGGTCGTCAGGCTAAGCCTTGGGATACTCCTGCTGAGACTGTACCAAAATCCCCACTGGAACTTGAGTTAGTCCCACAAGGTGAGCGCGGATTGTTTGGTGATAATCCCCGTGCTACCCCACAAGAAGCCCTTAAAACCAACCACACCAATCCAACTATTGACTTCCCACTACGTCAGGAGGTACTA